GCTGAGGAAGAAGAAGCAATTCGCCTTGCGCCCGCCGTGGAATTAAAAGAATGGGTGATTAAAAACTTTCTAACCATTGGTGGTCAGCTCCACAATCCAGATCATGACCATATCTCTGAGCTACTACACGACGATGAAACCTTCTTAGCTTTTGCTTGGGCATCATCTGCATGCCAGTCAAAGAAACGCATGGTACTCGGTCAATGTGAAAAAGTGATGTTTAACCAAGGTGGATGGAAGAAAGCCCGGCAGGAGCAGCAGATGCGAGACTGGTTTGGTTGTGTGCCTGTTTATCTAATTACCATCGATGCCTCATTCTGTGAGCAAGCTTCATATCATGACTTCTGTGCCTTGATCGAGCATGAGCTTTACCACATTGGCGTAGAACGTGATCAAGACGACGAAATCATGTACAGCGACAATACTGGCTTACCAAAGCATTACTTAGCGGGTCATGACGTTGAAGAGTTCTATGGCGTGGTCAAACGTTGGGGTGCAAACGAGAGTGTCAAGCGCTTAGTCGAAATCTCAAAGAATGCGCCGTTTGTATCTGATTTTAATGTGTCTGCGTGTTGTGGGAACTGTGTGATCAATTGAGCCTTTGGGCTCTTTTTATTTGGCCGTCTTCTTTGACGTACTTTGACGGATAGAAGGAAATGGCTACTTTAAATAAAAAGCAAAAACTCTTTATTGTGCGGTCACTTGCACAGTTTAATACACCTCAGGAAACCGTACTGCTCGTCAAAGAAGAATTTACGATTGATGTAAGCCGTCAGCAGTGTGAAGCTTATGACCCAACCAAGCGCGTTGGCAAAGACTTAAGCGCTGAACTAAAAGCTGAATTTGAGGCTACCCGTAAAGATTTTTTAGAAGCGCCGCAAAACATTCCAATTGCTAACCTGACTGTTCGATTGCAGAGATTGGAAAACCAATACCAAAAGCATGGCAAAAACCGAGTAGCAGCGCTGAGCATTCTCAAGCAAGCAGCTGAAGATATGGGTGGTAAATATACCAATAAGCAAGAAATTACAGGCGCTGGTGGTGGCCCATTGCAGAGTGAAAACGTCACTCCTGTGACCGCTACCGATGAGCAGATAAGGCAGGCAATAAATGAACTCGAGAGCGAATATTGATCCTGTAAAACTCAAAGCAAAGCGCATTAAATGTCAGGATGAGCACCTGTTTTTTACACGTGCATTCTTTAAGCCCCGCATGGGCTTTAAGTTCTCAGTCAATTGGCACCATGAATATATTGCTTGGGCGATTGATGAAGTCATTGCTGGTCGCATTGAAAACTTAGTCATTAACGTTCCACCAGGTTCGGGTAAGACGGAATTACTGACCAATCTGATTGCACGTGGTATCGCACGGAATCAGCGTTCACGATTCTTATATTTGTCATTCTCGCAGTCACTTGTAGAGGATGTGTCATCCACGGCGCGAAACATCGTGAAATCGGTCGATTTTCAAGGTTTATGGCCAGTGAAGATCTCAACCAATACAGATGCTAAGGCCAGTTGGAAAACGACTGTAGATGGCTATGAAGCAGGGCATGTTTATTCTGCTTCGATGGGTGGTCAGGTTACGGGCCGCCGTGCAGGTACATTGGCTGATAATGGATTCACAGGTGCAATTATCCTAGACGATCCACTCAAGCCTGAAGATGCATTCAGTAAGACGGCACGTAACAAGGCAAACCGTAAGATTCTGAACACGGTCAACTCACGTAAAGCCAAATCATCTACACCGATTATTCTGATCATGCAGCGCTTACACGTTGAGGATCCGACTAACTTTGTGATGACGGGCAACGTGCCTGGTAAATGGCATCAAATCTCTATACCGGCATTAATCGATGACGATTACATAGAACGTCTACCTGAGCACATTCGCAAGAAAGTGCCTTTAGATGTTGAGCGTGATGAAAAGGGCCGTCAAAGCTATTGGCCACTGAAAGAATCATTGCAGTCATTGCTGCAGTTAGAGAAAGGTGGACAGGACAAAGACGGTGCTACGGTATCGCGTTACACATTCAGCAGCCAGTATCAGCAAGAGCCTAAAAAGCTCGGTGGTGATCTTGTTAAGGCTGAATGGTTTGGTCGCTATCTCGAATTGCCTCCACTCAAGTGGCGTGCGATCTGGGCAGATACGGCGCAAAAAACCAAAGAGCATAACGACTATTCAGTGTTCTTATGTGCTGGTCTTGGTCACGACAATCGCCTGTACATCATCGACGTGCGCCGTGGCAAATGGGAAGCACCTGAGCTGATTAAGGAAGCTAAGGCTTTCATCAATAAGCATAAGGAAAGCAATACCAAGATCGGCAAGCTTCGATACATGGCCATCGAGGATAAAGCATCTGGAACGATGCTGATTCAAAACATTTCGCGAGATACCACATTACCAATCAAGGCGATTCAGCGTGATACAGACAAGCTGACTCGTACCATGGACGTGGTGTTCTACGTTGAAGATGGTCGTGTCATGTTGCCTGTAAGTGCGCCGTGGCTATTGAACTATGTGGAAGAGATCGAGGGACTTACTGCCAGCATGTCACATGAGCATGATGACCAGTGGGATCCAACAATTGATGCGATTAATGATTCACTTGCGAAAAAGCCGACTGTATTTGATTAGAGGTATTTATGGCTAAAGATAAAAAGTCTGATACAGGCGGTAAAATTAAAACGCTTGTGGCAGATGCAGTAAAACAGGCAATGAATGCCATTGGTGATGCTGGTGCATATACCAACTTGGTATCGAATATTGGTACTGAGCGCGATAAAGCCAGTGCTGGAAAGTTCGTACGTAAAGACATTGATGATGAACAGCTTGAAGCGGTGTACCAAAACTGGCTTGCACGGCGTATCGTCAACCGTCCTGCTTCGGACATGCTTCGTGCAGGTTGGTTCTATGAAGGCATTCAAGGTGATGATCTAAAACGGCTTGAGGAAGCGTGTAAGGCGTTTCACTTAGAGCATGTGCTTTTATCAGGCCTGATTCTTTCTCGCCTCTACGGCGTTGTGTACATTCTGCTTGGCACTGCTGATGGTGGTAATTTAGACCAGCCTTTAGATATTTCTAAGCTTGGCCAAGGTCGATTAGAGTTCTTTACGGTCGTGAAAAAGAAATACATCACACCTGATAAGAACTCGTATTTACCGCCGTCGGCATGCTGTGGGCTGCTGAAACAGCCTGAATTCTATGATATGAAAATGGGGAATGAGGCTAAAAAGCGCATTCACCATTCACGCTTAATCCGTATTGCCCATGCTGATGTGGTAAATGAAGAGCCGCAAAGCATCCTGCAAGAAGTGTTTGAAGATCTGCTTGACCATGCCAGCGTAAAGCGCGGATCTGCCAGCTTGATTCATGAATCGAAGATTGACGTCATTCAAACGCCTAACTTGGTCGATAAGATCAAAGAGGATATGAAAGGAGTGATGGAGCGTTTCATGTCTGTGGGCTTGATGAAGAGCTTAAACGGCATGTTGGTCCTTGATGCTGAGGAAAAGTACGAATCAAAAACGTATAGCTTTGGCGGTTTGCCTGACATGATGCGTGAATTCTCGGTACAGACGGCTGGCGCGGCAGATATTCCTTATACGATTCTGTTTGGCCAATCACCTGCAGGTATGAATGCAACAGGTGAGCATGATACTCGTAATTATTACGATACGATTGCAACCAAGCAGGAATGGCATGTTAAGCCTGTTCTGATGAAGTTCCTCGCCGTGATATGTCAGTCTACGTTTGGGCGTCAAATTTCTGAATTAAATGTTGTGTTTAATCCACTTTGGCAATTGGATGCAAAAGTCCGTTCAGAAGTGGAGAAAGCCAACGCTGAGCGTGATGAGAAATATCTCAATATGGGCATCATCACTGAGCCACAGATCGCACGTCAGCTTAATATCGACGGCGTTTACTCTGTGATTAGTGAAGATCACATCAAATTGCTGGAAACGATGGTGACAGCCAATGACGACGATCATACAGATCCTTAAGCCTCAGCTTCAGCAGATCAAAAAACGTAAGAAGGGACGCAAGGCTAAGCCCAGGGCAGTTAAGGTCAATCGACGTGTTGAGTTGTTCTATACACGTCAGCTTTTGGAAATATCTAAATATTGCCAAGAACAAACCAAGGATTTTGTTTTACCTACCGTAGGGCAGAACATTGGTGATGGCTGGGTGACGGATCTATTCACGGCGTTACGTGAAAAGATGGTCAAGTACACCATGGAAGTTTCAGTATCTTTGGCCACTAAGGTGGTGATGGACACTAGCAAGGAAGTGGATAAGCAGATTGCAAGCCATACTAAGACCATCCTTGGTGTGGATTTGACGCCGTTTTTCCGTGGAGCTGATATTCAGGATGAGATTGATAATCAGATCGCTGCAAACGTTTCACTGATTAAGTCTATCCCAAGTCAATACACTGATAAGCTTGAAGCCTTAGTGATGAATGCCTTGCAAACAGGGCAGACTAACCAAGAACTGGCTCAGGAAATTAAAAAGCTTGGTCATAGTACGGACTTTCGTGCACGGCTGATTGCTCGCGACCAGATGGGTAAGATTAATGGTCAGATCAATAAGGCACGTCAGATATCTATGGGTGTTGAAACTTATGTATGGCAGTCAGCAAAAGATGAGCGTGTACGAACAGATCATCGGATTAAAAATGGTCAAACATTCCGTTGGGATGAACCACCTTCAGGCGGTCATCCAGGTCAACCGGTTCGATGCCGATGCACGGCGTTGCCGAATTATGAAGATATTTTGATTGATTGAGTTGTTTTTGATTTTCAAGCGCTTAAAATAATAGTATTGAATATTTCTTACAGGAATATAGTTATTAATTTTGTACGAACACCTTGGGGTGATTTCCCAAAAATCAAAGTACTATATCCCTCTGGCACACTAAGGAAAGCATCTGAAGAGCTATACTTACAAGCTAAAGGTGGTAATGTTTTAGCTGCTTATGAATTGCTTGTAGAGCATGTTTTAACATCTGAAGACATTTTAGATATTGGTGCTTTAATACTTGGACATAATCCAATACTTGTTCCTGTCCTAGCTCAAGAGCATTTAGGCAAAAATAGAATTCCTGCTGTTTTTGCAGAGATTATTGGTGGTGATTTAGGTCTTGAAGTTTGTGATGATATTGTTCAAACAGTTAAGGCAAACCATACTGATGCAAATGC